CGCAGTTTTCTAGTTTTCGCCTACTATAGTAAGATGATGATGAAGTGTGGTAAGTGTAGAATCTTAAATTTAAACTGCCCATGTTACTAACCTTCTGCGCGTGCTGAAATGTTAGCTCGTAAGATTCGTTTCGATTGTAGTTAGATGGAAGTGACATTGTTTTAACAGTCGTACCGCCTAATTGTAGGGCTAACCTAAAAAGACTAGAGCTACTTGTTCGTACATCTATCCACATAGATCCACTTATCTCAACTATAGCATCTCTAGTTTGCCTGTTGTACATTCCGATCCCAGTGTATTTGTTGCTTACTGAGTCTTGGAATCCAAAAGTGCATAAATTACCACCTTCTCCATGATGTCGCTCTACGGAGTTTGTATTTGCACTACCATCGCCTGCCAGTGGATGGCGATATATTTGATGCCTGTGGGTCTCGTATTGGCTATAATTAGACGACCCTAGAGGAAGATAGCCAGCACCATTATTTATCTCACTTATACCATAGTTATAGCCATTATCTCTTACCTGTATCCCCTCCCACTCATTTAGCGCGAACTGCTCTATGCTGCTGGAAACATCTACATCCCCCACTGCGGTATCTACATAGGACTTAGTCGCTGCTTGGGTTGGCACTACATTGTTGGCGGGAGTTGAACCACCGAGATCCGCAGCTGTAGACCCGAAGCTAATGTGTCCGTAATCTATAGCACCAGTGACAATGTGTTCACTATCTACAGCGTCGTCGTCGATCTTGTCGCCATTTACTGCATCGCCCGCTAACTGGGCGGTATCAATTTGCCCGATCAATTTTGCGCTATCCACTTTGCCCTGCGAGTCTAGCCCACAGATGCCACTGTTAGCGTTAAAGCTGTTAATCATTTGATTGACCCGCTGCGTCAACGTGAGCAGGTCTGCGCGGGCGTTCTTAGGCTGGTCGGTAGCCGAATCTAAGTTGCTCGTGTTTACGTTATTGGTTACTCCACTTGGAAATGCTGTCATTTTAGAATCCTTTCACTGTTATATCTATGGTTGCGTCTGCTAAACTTTGTGCATCGTCGTACAACTTTACTGTTGGTGCTAGCTTGCCGTCAACGGTGCTTGTTTTGTCTATAATCTCGTAAGACCTAGCTCCCCCGCCACCGATGAAAACTACTTGGATGGAGAGGATCTGTGTAAACTCCTTCTGTAGTGGTAGCTTAATGTGACCCGCAGCGATCCTGTAGTTAGAGTCTAACGTAGATGTGTCGAGGTCGAACAAGGACTCTTCGATTTGTTTCCCATCTAACAGGATGCTTAAAGATTTAAGTGTGCAGTTGACTCCAGTAAGTGTGGATTTCGTCTTTATTGCTTTGGCTGAAATACTACCCGCAGGCGTAAAGAAGCTTCCATAGTCGGAGTCTTGAAACCCGCTATCACCAGAAACAGAAGGAGGCACTATAGCTACTTCGTGGTTAATAGATCCAACGTGGGTAGACTGGATAACAGGTCTAAATAAAAGAGTTGTCCCGAACTCGAACCCATTCGTCTGGTAGATAAGCGTCTCGCTAGCGAAGCCCCACTCGTTCCAGTCCTCCCATCTAGTAGTTCCTAAGTCTCTCCACTCTGCGTCACTACCCGCGACAGAGTCTAAGTCACCAGACGAAGGATTTACCACACCCCCGTCTAGTGCTGGGTAGTATGTAGAGATAGCATCGGAGTACGTTAGCCTTACATTGTCGAAGCCGTACTTCGTATCATAAGAGGAGAAAATTAACGCGATAGCATCCCCCTCGGTGTAAGTGAACTCAAAGGCGTAGTCCTCGTCTTGGGTGGTGTCTGCTATAACGTGCTGGTCAATCTCTGTTATAGATGTCGTTCCAGATCCTTGCAGTGGCTGGTATGTCGGGAAGCCCCCGTTCGTAACGTTTAAGATCAAGTCGTTGTTTCCGCTGGCATCGTATCCGTTAGCTGACATTAAGTAGAACCTAGATGCGCCAGCGTCAGCCCCCACTCCCTTAAACGTCATTCTGTATTTACCAGATCCTTCCGTGAATCTGTCTGGTGCAATGAGTATCCCCATGCTTCGTACATGGGTTGCGCCGTCTTGGTTAGGATGTAACTCTAAGTCTCCGTCCAAGTCTACGTCAGAGAAGTCGCTCTTGTCGTAGTAAACCCATTGGTTGTAATCAAGTTTCTTATAAGCGTACGAGCCTGCGTCTTTATCGTAGCCGAACGAATACTGCCCTGCCCCACCAAGCGTGGAAGGAGTTGGTTGCTCGAAGTCCTCGAAAAGAACATCTGCGCCACTAATGCTACTAGCAGTTACGTTTGCGTATTGCTGCGCAGAGTTGCCAGCAGCAGGCGTATAGAACCCTAACCTCGGCAGTTCCCTGTTAGGAGTTGCGTTCATGTACCAGTAATCAGACCCAGAGATCATGTCGGATGCTTCCTGCGTCTCGAAGTCTTCTGCGTAAAGCCTCCACTGATCGACTCCCGATGTTTTATACCTAGCCAAGACCCACCTTGCGTGGTCTACTCCGTAAACGCTGTAGGTGTCGTCGCTCGTATATAACGCGAAGTTTTCTGAGTACCCTGATTCTAGCCACCAGTCATTCACAGACGTTTGCCCGCGATACTTTAAAGTAACGTAATTGCCAACCCCGTTAAATCTAATAAGTGCAGAGATGGCTTCTGGGAGTTCCTCGCCCGTTCCAGACTTCCCTGCGCGATGCCATCCTAGTAGTCTCGGATAGTAAGCCTGTAATATCTCGACATTAGGGTTATCCTCTAACACTGCCGTGATGTATTGCGCCTGCTCGCTATAGTTGCCCGAAGTGTCTAGTGACTTAATAGCGAACCGATACGTTCCCGCAGATAGCAGAGATGTCTCGAAGGGACTAGATACTAAGACCCCGTTGTGAAGTGGTGTCATGTTCTGCCATGTAAGAGTTAAGTCGCTACTGTACCGAATCTCATAGCCAGCGATGTCCCGATCTTCTGGCGGTATCCAGTCGAACTGCCGAGTGAAGTCTGCCTGTTGCGAGTAAACAAATCCCGTAGGAGCAGATGGAGGCGCAGACTTACCAAGTACTTCATGTTCCTCTCCTGCGCTAGATGGAAACCACACGGAACGCTTTCCGTTAGGATAAACCGCGCGAACCTTTACGAAGTACTGCCCATTGAATTGTGAGTTAGCTGAGTTCACTGGGCTTATGTAGAACGAGTCGTCATCGGTAGCTACTATGGTGAACCCGCTGTCATTCCCCGCTTTGTATGCGATCTCGTAGTGGTGAACGAATGCGTAGTCTGGTTCTGTCCAGTTGGCGTAGATACGTTCTATGATTGTCCCGTCCTTATTAACTAGGATCTCGGAGCTATCCAATGTGAGACTTGTAGGTGCTGGTGCGCTCTCTGGGTCTGGTAAATTTGTAGTCGGAGATGCCTGCGGAGTGTTTACGTCAAACGTATACACAGAGGAATCGTACTCCTCGGCAGTGATTTTAATAGTGTCTACGTCTAATATCTCGACCAGATTAACTCGGAACAGCTTGCCGTTCGACAGATCTCCAGAGTCCCAGCCAACCGCAGGATGCTTAATTGCTATTACGTCCATCGCCTCTACCGCGATGCCCTTAATGTTGCAGGTGAAAGAAACCTTCCAAGGTAAACGCAACTGCTTCAGTAGGTGCTGCGCTAGTATGTCTGCTCGGATTCTCTCGTTGGTAAAGTTTAGGGCTATGTCACTCTGTAGGATTCTCCCGTTATCTTGCGCGAGGAAGTCTGTCCCGCCCGACGAGGTAGTAAGCGTAATTGCTTCGTCGTAGCGGTTATCCTTATCGAAGAACCTAGTCTGTATCCGATTCTTTTTTCCACGAGTGCCTGCTCCCGTGATAGTCCAAGCACCCAGAATGTTGTCCTCGTCGAACGTAAATACGCTGTTGGCTGGCTTATCAATAGCTAGTCTAAACTTATCGTTAGGCGAAACTAATGCACCCCTGCATGAAGCTAAAAGATCCCTAAGTACGTTTAGTGACTCTTCCTCTGGGTTGACTGCTCCGTTGCAGGTGTACCGCTTCTGGTTAGGTAAATCGTTGCCCGCAGCATCTCTTAATGTGATCGTCTCGTCGCAGTAGTCAGCCTCAACCATAAACGAGTTTAGGTCGATGTCCTCATAAGGTACTCCGCGCCCGTAGACAGTATTTGTTAAGTAATCTAAAATACAAAGGGCTGGGTTGTCTGACCATTCCCACGTCGATTCGTCGTATGTTCGATGAGATCCGCTCCCGCCCGCAACTGTTATATCTAAGCGAGGATCGTAAACCTTCTTCCCTTTAACTAAAGCGTTAAGTTTTGGCAGCCCCTGCGGGAATATATCTGTATCGAAACTTAACCGAACCCAGATGTAGGCAATGTTTTTCCCTATGTGTTCACGAGTCCAGTTTGGCACAAAAGTCCTTAGATCGTCGTCTGCTTCGGTTTGTTGCCCTCGGTTTGATTTGTTGTAGGTAACATAGCCACTGTAGTAGCTGTCATCTACAGACTTCTCGTTAAGTAAAATGTCTTCAACTTCTTCGATCTCACCCTCTGAGACGACCATTATTCGCCATAAGTACTTATTGTCACTACCAGTGACAGCCCTGTATTCAGAACCGCCTACCCTTCGTCTACCGTAAATAACTGGAATGGCGTAGGTGTTCGAGGTGTTGTTTACTTTTAAGCCCTGCTCGAACCGCTCTGGCATTGATTTAGGCTTCTTCGCAGTAATCTGTCCTATCGCGTAAGATATAACAGAGCCAATAATATACTGACCGATAGCGAAGCTACCGATTTTCCATGCTGCGACTGCTTTAACTGCTGCTATTATTGGTGGCATGATAACAAAAGATACTCCGTACTATTCAGCTTTAGGTGTCGGTATAACGTCTTAGCAGGAATAAGTGCTACCTTGCCCCCGATCTCGGCACTAACAAAGTTTCCGCCCACATAGGTATGCGTACACTCCCAGCCGTCCTTAACGCAGTACAGGATGTCCCCGCTGTGTATCTTGCTGACTTCCTCAAACCCTACATCCTTTAAGAATGACAACCCCTCCCCGTTTTGGCAGTGAGACTTAGAACCCTCTTCTGAAAGTAGGTCTTCTCCTCCTTTTTCGTTAAACTGCTCGAACAGATCCGTGTTGTAAATGTGGTCTGTAGTCTTCAGCGCAACAGCGAAGCAGGTGATCTCGCCCCACTTAAAGTCCTCCCCGATTAACCCCTCGATGTAATCGGTGCATAAGATGTCGTAGTTATTAGGCTTTCTCATTAGTCATCCTTCCCCCATACCATGTCATCGTCGATCTTCCCCCAAAGGCTGAAGAACTCATCGTTAGGGAAGAATGCTTTCTGCTGTGAGTTGTTAGTATATCTACCAATCTTCCTGTCGAAGTCTGACAGATAGTTAGATGCTGTAATCTGAACGACCGATTCTCCCGTGTCTGGGTTGTCTGATATTGTAGGAGAATCCAACCTCCCCTCGAAGATTTTAATTTCGTCGCCTAGCACCTCCCCGTCTTCCATGAAGGCGGTGAATATCTCAACCTTTTGGTCTGTGTAATAATACGATAGGACGTAACTAAAATAAACACTATCTACGCCAGTTAGCGACAGGCGGATGTCTTGTACTTTAATGTCAGACTCCGTTTGAACTGGGCTAATCCCTAGTAAACGACCAAGGGCTACATAAGTATCATCTCCTACATCTATATCAGTGTGGTAGTCTGTTACATATATTGTCTGCGTAAATCCCTCTGGGCTTTTGAACGAAAGATTAACCAGATGGGCGATGTCATGCTCATCGGTGTTAGCCAACTCGTTAAGTACACTAGAATCTAGCTGCCTCATTAGATCCTCTCGACGAACTCAATGTTGAAGTTGTAGACCTTGGACGCTGGGATATTCACAGAGAGTAAATCGTTAGACAGTGATACGTTAATCACTGGCTCGAAGTTAATGATTGCATCCTGCACTGCGTCTACTTGTAGCTTTGGGAAAAAGTCTAATGTCAATAACCCTGTAGAATCGGAGCTTGCATCCGAAATTGCAATGTACGTCTTCTTGCTTCCTGTGATATTAAAGAAGTCTCCCGCTTTGACTGCATCCGTTTCACTGTTAGCAAAATTCTTTAATACTAAAGAAGTGCTACCTCTAGTTGCGTCTGCATTTAATCTCAACTGCTGGTTAGGAGCCGTGCTTAATGTCCCACGTGGCTCTTGGTTAGGTAGT